TTGAGCGTGACGACCTGTGCATTGATGATAGGGGTGTAGAAGACTGGATTGTAACCGGTCAGTTTATTTTTGAATGTCCAAAAGATTGAACGACATGAGTAAGCGCTGTTGAAATAGTAACGAAACTTTGCACCTACGGTCGCAGGAACTTCTATCTCTTCTGTATTTATCTTTTCAATAGGGTACTCTTGAGGTTTTGACATCAGCATAAATCTTTCTTGTGGAGTTAGGGTGACTTCCCTGGTGACGAATTTAAAATCCAAAAGGTCGGCGCCAGTGGCAAATCCACTCGTGCTGCTGACAATTTCATCAAGGCGATAAAATTGGATGACTATCGTAACTTCGGAGTTGTGAATTGAGCACAATGGGAACGGGACACGGAATGATGTTGTGTCTACCTTGGAATCCACATAGTGCCTATTGAAGAAAAATGGAAGCGGAAAGAATAGTGTCTGAGTTGTGTCATTTGTTTTCAAACTCACGCCAGTATCATAAGCACCGCCGAGATTGAAGATGGTATTGAAAATATCTGTTCGATCTTGCTCGCTTGAATACATAGACTCGTATATGGACATCCATTCCCCCTGGAACGTTTGAACCACCAGTCCATCAATCAAAAGATCTGCCCTTCGAATCATAGAGAGACCCAAATTTCTTAGACATGTTGCGGAACTGGATGTTGGCGGAAACCTGCACTTTATCATCAAGCTTGTCAAAAGATCACCCATATTTTGGGGTCTGAATACGTGACGTATTTCCTCTCCAAGAAATCTGGTCGAAGTGGGTCTATAGAATCGGTAGTAGGGCGTAGCGTGTGTATACTCTGGATAGCTGGGTTCGCGAGGAATTTTTTCATACAGAAACGGATCTTGCTGACCCACTCCACTCAGTGCTGTTAGGGCACCGATACCTGTGTCACCACGGAATCCAACTGGAGGCTTCAACATGTTCCTCTCTTAAAGAAAAGGGACATTTTAAAAAATAATAATGAGTCGCGAGGAACAGATCATAGAAGCCTATACGAACGCGATCCAGCCCGTTCTGGAGAATGCCGTTGTGGTGGCCGCTGAATATTGTAAAGCCACCGGAAGGAGCATCGTCACTGCCCTTGACATGGAATATGGTATGAAGTGGAGTGCCATGAAATTGACAGGAAGGGTCTATGGTTCCATACTTCCGTGTGAGGAAGAGGAGGACTCTGACGGATGGGAGACCGATGATGATATGGTCGTGCAGGAGTGCGATATGGGGTTCGATGATGAGTTCCGTGAGTATGACGGGGACGACGAACGCTATCTGGAGGTAAATCAGGCGGTCCGAGAGTGGGCTGACTGGGAACCCGAGACCGAACTTGAGATGATGATAAAGAGCGCCGTAAATTCTAGACGCTAAACTGCGTCATTTGTTCTCCTTGAAAAACTCTAGTGTCTGGTAGAAACCAATGGAAGGTTATGAGTATGACCCAGACGAATATGCCACAATTTCCAGTGAGACTGAATCCGAAAAATCGTTGGTCCCACTGGAACATGAAGAGAGTATTCAGATTTTGAAACCCCAGGTTGAGTACTCCGAACTGGACGATGTATTCAGCGAAGAGTTGGACGATCTGGACCTCCGTGATTTCTTCATTGAAAAAAAGCAATCTAATAATAGAGTATGTCAAGTTACGACATCGTTATCGACAGTTCAACCAGAAAAGATAGATCCACAACCGATGCTAACAACTTCACCAGTTATCTCAGCACACCCCTTTACGGAATCCAATCTGTGAACTTTGTGTCGGCATCCATTCCTTATATCAGCACGGCCAGTACGGATGCCAATGTTCATGCCTATTACGTTGTCTTGGAAGTTCCGAACTATGGGATTTTAACTGATAGGATTTATACAGTGGATAATCCACCCGAGGGTGGTGATACAAACGTGAATTTTGCATACACGGGGACACTTATTGCACCACAGGTCACCAGTCCTCAATCCAATAATTACGTGATGAGTTCGTTGAACGACCACATAAGTGTTGAAAAAACAATTCCGATCATGGAAGCCATCAAAGTGTCCATCTATTATTATGATATAACCACCAGTTCATTTAAATTATACCCCTTTGACAATGCGGGAACAGACACCGAAGAGTTTGTGCTCAAGTTGAATGTCCAAGGCACCAAGGATAAGCGATTCGCCACCAAGCAGCAGGACGAAGATGACAAGCGCATCGAACCCAATATCGCACCCCCGGTGACACCAGGGACGGAGAACACATTCGCGCGCAAGTTGATTAACTACTATCGTTCTGCTACCCGAAACAAGAATAATCCAGAAGGTTCCACGGAACCCGTCGGTGCCCTGTTGCCCCGCAGAGAGTTCATGGGAGTTCCCACCAAGTACGCTCAGATACTGATACCGATTGCGGTCGTTCTTTTGGTGCTCGCTATTCTCTTGGCTAAGTAATAAATGGCTAGGTCATCCTACACGACACCCGGTCTCCCAGACTTCAACTACGAATATCACACGATATCCTTTGACACACTGGATCAAACGAGTTCCAATAACTTTACCGTGTACTTCAATACACCTTTGAAACAGGTGGTTCAAGCACGCTTGTTGGGTCTCCACGTCCACACCCGTGGTTCTGTGGAACACCTCTATATGCGAATCCGCGAACTGGAATCCAACTTCAATGACCGACTCACCAAGAATCCACCAACAACCCCGTCCACTTCACCGGTTCAGTCCATTGCCCGTGGTGCCTTTGGATCAATTATTAGCACCAATGATCAAGGTTCATCATCTGACCAACTCATCGTGTTCAGAGACAATTACGATCAAATTACACAATTTATTCATCCTATAGAACATTTGGACCGCCTTACAGTGAAGTTATATAACCAGAATGGGGCTCTCATCCCCGACCCTTCCGGTGGTCAGGAGATCAACCATTTTATCATCAAGTTTGTCTGCCGCGCACCCAACCTTCCAGGGAGGCAGACGCTTCCGTGGGTTCAAAGTAAAGCTGGGTTTTAGATGTCGTCCTCCTCGATCACCTTGACCGTCCACTCCTGCTTGGGTTGCTCCTTGATCAATTTATCCAGTCGCATCTTGGTGGCCTTGACCGTTCGCTTCAGGTGCTCGGCAAGTTCTTCTATCTTCTTGTCTTTGTTCTTCAAGAGCCACTCTTCATCTTCGTTAGACCACCGACCCGTCTTCAGGGTCGAATGTTCCTTGGCGATCTCGAGAGCCATCTTCTTCACCTTGGTGAGTTGTCCCTCGAGACCTTCAATCTCCTTGATCAGATCATCGATCGTAGGCTTTGGTGCCGGAAGCAGTTCTTGGTGACCATGCTCGCGATGCCACAGGACCCTCTCCCAAAATGCCTTCATGATAGGCATATTGGTCGCCCACCACTCGCGATCCCGTAGAATCTCCACGCAGACAAACTCGGCAGGCTTGGGGTAGGTGATTTCGGCAGGTCGATACTGCACAAAGTCACAGACTTCCAAGTCCAGGACTTCCATGAGCACTTGCACCTGCGCGAGATACCATACCGGTGGTGTTCCGTCACCAATCGGTCGGGACCTTGGGCACTTGATTTCCAAAAGTCTTCCGGTGTAGGTGATGCCATCAGGCGACCCACCGATCCAGTCGAGGGTGTGGTGGGGTTCTAACCCGATCTCAAATACCTTTTGATTGTGGCGTTCCTCGTAGATCTGTCGGGCTTCATCTTCGTACTTTTGACCGTGCTTAGTCGCCCAATCATTGAAGGGTTCACTGACGCCACACTTTTTCAGAATCAACTTCTCAGGTTTTTCGTAGGGATTTACACCTATCGCGGTACCGGCATCGGATGCTGTGAGCATCGTGCCCCTCATCTTGAACCACGCATCGGAACGTTGTTCAGGATAAGTCTTGTTGAAAAACTTCTCCGCTTGGGGATGCATACTAGTTAGCATAGGGCTCTAATGTTTAAGTGGAGGACTTGGTAGGCGTCTTCTTCTTGCGCGATGATGTTGACTTCTTGGGTTTGGGCTCCTCCTTAACCTGAATAACTTCTTCAACTTCGGCGACGGCAGCCGCTGCGACCGCGACGACCTCCGGTTCGGGGACCGGCTCGGGCTCTGGGACCGGCTCCTCCTTGACCACCACGGGCTCCGGAACAGGCTCGGGCTCCTTCTTGACCACCACGGGCACGGGTGCAGCAGAAAGCATCATACGAAGACCCTCTACATCCACGACCTTGTCAAAGTTCTTCGCGAACTCCCTGAAAACACCATTGCCGCGCTTCTCCACGACAACCACATCGGGTCCAAAAGCCTTCACATCAGAGATGGACTTCACAGGGAACCCCGTAGGGACATCCACGATCACATTACCCGACTTGCGACCCCAGGCGCGAATCTCGTGACCTGTGCACAACTCGTTGACTGTCTTGGAAATAGGATTGATAAGGGCGACCTTCATTATTACTTTCTGTGGACATTTTTAATCATGGCATTCGGGCGTTTGGATGGAACCAGTCTTTTTTCAAGTTTCTCTTCGAGACGCTTTAGGGTGAAATAGGCACCAGCCTGCTCGGCTTCCTTTTTGGTGGACCCCTTGCCGGTTCCCCATTGATGTCCCTGGACGTAGACACCAACTCTAAACTTCGTGACATCCACGTGGTCCAGCTGACGGTATTCGGGGAGATCCCACTTCTGAGCCTGGCAGACTCGCATCAGGATGTCCTTGTAGTTGTCATCTACCATCAGGCGGTCCAAACGGATGAGGTCTGGGTTATCCAGGACGCCCAGGACAAACTTCTTGGCTTCGATCATCCCGAGATCCAAGTAGATGGCACCCACAAATGCCTCAAAGACATCTTCAAGAATCTTAGGATTGTTGTTCCATCCATTTCTCATCCCCTTTTCATCCATCTGAACCCAGTTGTGAAATCCCAGTTTGGCAGAAACATCCGCCAACGTCTTTCCACAGACAATCTTTGTTCTCGCACGAGTTAGAAATCCCTCCTGCAGATTCTCGTACCTATCGAACAAGTACTTGGTGACAATAAAGCCCAACACGGAGTCGCCCATAAATTCCAACGTTTCATAGGAACCTTCGACGCCATCGTGTTGAACAGAAGATTTATGCTTGAAAGCCTTGCGATACACATCGATGTTTTTGATGTTCGTACCGATGATGGCCTCAACCTCCTGAGCGGATATCATTTTCTAAAATTAGGGTGCGTTTTTTGTTTAAGCCTTGATGAAGTGCTTGGAGATGTGCTTCTGCAAGGTCATATAAGAGAGAGTCTCTCCTTGAGGTGTTTGCAGGAGCTTCTTCAGAGGCTCATCCTGAATAATCTTTCGTCCATCCTCTGGGTGGGACAGACCCTTGTCCTTGACATACTGCTTAACGAAACGGGTCACATCCGTGCGGGACACCTCGGTGCCCTCGGCGAGACCCATGAAGTCAGTCAGGTCCTTGGTGACCTTGCTGGGCTTGTTGAACCCGGTGTTGGCAGCACGCTCCTTGGCCTTGGACCCATCGGGGTCATCCTGAACCTTGGCGATCTTGCGAACCAACTTGGTGAGACTCTTGATCTCCTTGCGCATCTCAGTAAGCTCCTTCATCACATCCTCAGTAGACATTGTTTTTCGTACTTACCTTTGTTTTCTTCTCTTTAATTTACTTCTCAAGGAGAGATCCCCCGACACCACTGAGGATCTTGTAGGACATGGATTCACGAACAAGTGCCTGGTCACCACAGAACCCACCCGGGGTCAGGTCCTTGGTGTAGTAGGCGGCATCCTTGCCTGGGCCGGGCACACAGTCCAGCTTGTAAGGAAGCTTGGTGATGGCATCGCCGCTGATCATGGGCTCAACCTCCACCGGCTCCGGGGACAACCTGTACCCACTCTTCTTCATACCCATGAAGCACTTGACGTACATGAGCACCACGATGGCAATCACGAGCACGAGGGCAAACTGACTACTGATCATACTTCTTTACT